ATTCGGCCAAAATAACCTGCAAAAACAGAAGCCGAAAAAGACAAACAGAAAAATCAACCATTATGCAGAGGTCTTTTCTGTTGCTGCCAGACCTGAAGACACAGCAACCGCCCCTTGGCGTTGCAAGACTTCTGTAATTGCCGAAGCTTGAGCATTCATATTGTTGCTCAGATAGTTTGTCGCGTTTGCGAGACCCTCGACTTCTGTTTGCGACAAGTTCATCCCCGCGCGCAAATTTGCCATCGCAGATCCAGCTTGTTCTGCTGAAATGTCAAACGCCACGGCCATTTTTGCTGCACTTTCTGCAAAGCCAAGAAGTTCTGTTTTTGCAATATTTGATTGTCCGGCGGCGGCAATAATCGATGCGAATCCCTCGGCTGCCACCGGTATTTCTGATGACAGAGCGCTGATTTGCTTTTGCATGTCTGCAAAATCAGCTTCACTGTCAAAATTGACGACTTTTTTGACATCTGCCATGGCTTCTTCGAACTTGATTGCGCCTTCCGCAGCGCTTTGCAGCATCCCTGCGACGCGCTGTCCTGCGCGTCCTGCGGCATCTGTCACAAAAGTTGCGTTTGCTGCGTTTTGCAAAGACAAGCTCATTTTGTCTTGTGCTTTTGCAAGCATCGCCGCGCGCAATCGGCTATCATCAGCCGCATGAGATAGTCGAGACAGCGCCTTCGTTGCCGCCCGGATCGGTCCTGAGGCCCCGTCTTTTGCTTGTAAGAGAAGAGAAGCAACATAACTCATTTTGTGTTATACTCATTCTCAGAAAGTGAGTGTGTGATGAAAGCTTTTTTTGCAGCTGTGTTTTTGATTGTGCCAGCGATCGCTTTTGCTGTTTTTGCAGCGCCTTACAGCGTGTTTTTTGCGCTCGCCGGTGCTGTGATCTGGCTTTTCACAGCACTCATTATGATCGGCTTGCTCTCCTCAGATGCGGCTTTGCAGAGACCAGCGCCTCAGGGAAAAAAATGGAAGCTCAAAGGCAGATCCGTCAGACTGACGGATTGTTAAGTGTATTTGCTGCTTTCCAGCGTTTGAGTGCGCGTTCATGCCATTGCAAGATTTCTGTGATTGTCATGTGATCGCAATCTTGCGGTCGCCAATGATTGATAAAAGCCAGGTCTGCCAAGGCTTCTTCTATGCAGACAAAGCTTGTGTCGGAATAAAAAAACTTTGCACAGCTGCAAAGATCTCTGTTTTATTGAGCATAGACATGTTTTCAATTTCGTCCGGTGAGATACCGTCTATAATTATTCTTGCTGCTAACTTTAAACATGTTTCATAATGCATGACGAGAACATGCTGCATCATCACACCGCGCATATCACTGCCTTTCGGTTCACGCAATGTGAGTGTTTTGCGTTCTTCATCTGCGAGAATGATGGCTTCTGGCAATTCAACCGTGATTGTTTTGTCTGACATTGTTCTTCCTTTGTTGTGTGCCAAGACGCAGAAGAAATTAAGGAAGGCCTAGGGCCGCGCGACGCTCAGCGAGAATGTCATTGCCGCCAATCAGCATTTTTGAATTGATCATATCGATTTCGTGAATGACGATACCAGCACTTGAGAAGCGATAATAAGAAAGCACCGCTTTGACAGACATCTCGGTTTTGTCGCCCGGCTTATAGCTTCCGGGGTCGATTTCTGCGAAATTGCCGCGACATGAGATTGCTAAAGACCGTTGCTGATCGCCGCTTTCTTGAGAGCCTCTGATTGAAATCTGCTTTTCTTCTTGCCCGGAAACGCCAAATAAGCTCATGATTTCAGCTTGTAATTCTGCAAGCTTGAATTCGATTTCAAGCTTTTCGAGACCGAGCCCGAGGCTGATTGCGCCCGGCATTTCTGCTGCGCGAAAATCTTCTGTTTTTTCGACAAGTTTCGGCAAAGTCATCTCGGTCACTTTTGCAAAATAACCGACACCGTCAATAAACAGAAAGGCTGCTTTCAAAGTAAACGGCTTTGTTGTTTCAATATCTGCCATTTTTTGTCTCTCTATGCCGCATTGTTATTCGCAGCGATTGCTTTTTGTGCATCTTTGAACAGTGTTTCGTAATATTTATTATTACGATGTGCTGTGAAGTTTAAGTTTTCCAGCGGCGCGGGGGCTTCTGCGTCAAAATCAACCCAGAACTTTCCATCCATCATTGTTTCTTTTGTGTTAAGCTTTGGATCGAGCCAGACTTTGTAGCCGAGCGTTGCGCCGCGCGCTTGCAAGACGCGCAAAAAAGCCATGAGGCTATCGGCGACATCCACAAGAAGCTGAACAGAAAACGGTCGATCAAGCGCCCAGAGATAAGCATTTTCAACGCTGTCATTGATCAAGTCATGCGTGCGACGCACAGACAAAAACTTCCAGAGCGGATCGCTTGAGCATGTCTTGTTGCCCCAAAGTCGGTATCCTTCTTCTCTGATCACTGTAGCAACTTCGTTTTCGTTGAGATAATTCGCTTCAGAATTGAAATCACTGATACCGAACGAGATTGGTCGTGCAATGCCGATCACGCCGTTTAGAATTTTGTTCGACGGCGACCACCAAGGCCCGTTCTCTTGATCCATTTTTGCAATCAGCCCAGCAACACGATCAGAAGACGGCTGGACAACAGGCATTGAGAGTTCTGTATCCCACACCAGAATCCCAGGATCGACAACATACACACGCGCAGAGCCCCAATCTTGCCTGTATTGTAGCGCTGCGCTACGGTTTGTGTTCGGACCGTCAGCAATAATGACACCGCGAAAGCGTTCTGCATAACCGAGCATTTCCGCCACGACTGGATTTGCGCAAGCTGCAATATTCGCTGTTGCAAGCGCTCCTGTCCCCCCGCCGCCACTGATCGTGACCGTTGGTGCTGCAAGATAGCCGAAGCCAAAGCGTGTCACTTTGATCGAATGAATTTTGTTATTGACAATAGTCGCTTCCGCTTCTGCCCCTTGGCCGCCACCGCCACTGATCGTGACCGTTGGTGCTGTTGTGTAGTTTGAACCAGCGTCAGACAAATCAATCGATAACACACCGGTTGGTCTGATCGACGTAAACCCCGGTGCGATCAAAATACGCGGTATTTCATTATGTTCCGGTTTTGCGAGTTCAAAAGCATGAATGCCGGTGCTATCTGCACGATCACCGATGACATTTGAAATTGTCTGATTTAAGCTTGAACCCTCTTCAACGCGCACAACAATAACACGCGCCCCGATTTGATCAAAAATACCGTCCAGGGCATCCGGCAAAGTGCCGTTTTTACAAAGCGCTTGCAGTTTTTTGCGCTCCGGTCCGAGCAACAGCACCGGCTCATTCAGCGGCCATTCAAGCTCATTTGCATCCGGCGCTGTGCCGATCAAGCCGATCGTCGAAATATTCGAGTATCGGATCGGTCGCGAGCCGTCGTTCTTTTCATAGACTTTGACGCCGTGTAAGAATTGTGTCGTCATTTACCCCACCATAATCTTTTAAAACGACCCAGCCGTGCACATTTACTTCCTTCAATCATGCACAATCAGAGCCATTACTGCCATATTTACCGGCCGACTCGCGCCGCTGACAGCACTACCGGGTGCACTCGGAAGAGTTTCATTACCGATTGATGACGTATAAACTCCCTCGACATTTCGTTGATTTGATACGAAGTCAACACCGATATTTGCACGCGCAGCGGCGTCAGTGTTCGGAACAGAAAGTCCCCAAACCAGATTGTGACCGCCGATCTCTCCGAGGGCTAGCGTGCCTTCTTGCCGAGTGCCGATCAAACGGTCTTGATCAATATTTGCTCCGTCGTCCAGAAAACGCGGGAAGACACCACGTAAATCCGGTACACGGAAATAACCAGAGCCCGGATCGGGGTCTTGATAGACTGTCTCAGACATTAGAGCAGCAAGCCGCGGATAATCTGCTGTCGCATATGCTGTTCCGTCACAACGCAAAGTTCCATAGAACGGCGTCGCCACAGGTGACATTAGAATCAACCCGACCGGCATCTTCAAGTTCAGGTTTTGCATTACTGCTGGTGTCAATGCGCAATCGTGCGAAGCCGTTCTGATGTCATCTTCTGCAGCAAGCCTGACGATTCCTGCGGTTTTTGTCGTTGCAGCAGTGAGAGTATTGATGACAGTTTGTGTCAGAGCGTTGACAGCTTCAATTAAGTTAGTCATCAGCGAGTCTCCAATAAAATAATTTGATGGTGCTGGCGGATCTGGCGAGTCATGATGTGAATCAGGATTGCTTCGTTTTGCTTTGCAATAGTTATGATTGAACGATATAGCTGCGTCTCATCATTCGGATCCCAGTTCTCGCTTAGAACCGTTTCATCTTGATAGCGCACTTGCTTTGTAATCAGAGCATGAGAATGCGGATCACCATCATGTTCCAGCAGCTCAGCGCGCGTACAAAGAATGACCGAGGGATCAATCTCGATGCGAATTGCATCTGTGTTTGAGATCTGCAAAACAAGACGAACATGCAAATCAAGCGCAGAGCCGTGCGAGAGCGCTGGTTTGTACGTCTCTGGATAAGATGCGACTGCGAACAAATGACCGTTTTCGTCGAAAATTCCGGCCTCGCGTACATAAAAGCCACCTTCGCTTTGCGGAATAACAATAGAAATCGCGAGCCAGTTTTGGTTGTTTTCATAATCTGTGATCTGATTGATTTGCCCGCGCCAGACCTCATTTATCAGTGACACCTGGCTCTCAGACGGTGTCACAGGGCTACCGCCGCCGTCACCGACAGCGATCTCTGTGAGACGCAGCGGTGTTTTTGTTGCAATCGCATTTGCAAGCTGTGCTGCGCCGACTTCTGTGAGAAGTGTGTAAAATTCTTGGCTCATGCGGGAACCTCAAATGGCAAGACGACAGAGACATGAGCGCCGTAATGAGCCGCACCAATGAACAGACCTTGCGCAAAAGACGCAAGTTCCGTCGAAGCCAAAGGCAAGACAACGACATCATGTCCGGACAGCAGAGCGCCGCCGAATTTCGGCACTTCACCGAGGCTTGTGATGTAAATGTTGATTGTATCGAGCCAGGATCTGACATTTTTTGTTTGATTGATGACGCGATAAATTGTTCTGATTTCAGCATCATTCAAACCGCGTTCTATCAGCTCAATAACATCAACACGGAAGCGATAAGGGTCTCCGTCGTAATCGAACCATTCTGAGATTAGAACTTTCAAGCCCATGGCTTCTAATGCCCGTTCAACAGCGCCGAGGGTGCCTTTGGTCCGATGCACTTCAACGGAAGCTGCAACAACAGAGCGTTTTGTTTGCTCTGACCAATGACTGTCCCACTCATCCACCGAGAGCGTCCAAGCCAAAATCGGTAAAATATGCAGGGGACATTCCCAAGGGTTCCAGAGCGTATCAAGCGGCACCGGAATAACCCGGTCCCGAATGGCCAGATCCGTACCGCGCTCCCAGTTCGTGGAACTTGACGGCATCAGATGTTTTGTCCGGGTCCGTTCAGCGAGGGTGATCACATCAGACATTGCGTCCCCCCACGGTTACTTGCAGGGCCTCGCAAAAGGCTGCTTCATTCCAGTCGCGAATAATGTCGGCAGCCGGGGACATCAGCTCGACCGCATACACCCCTTCGACCTTGAGCGCGGCTTTCAGGTCATCGCGCAAATGATCGAATCCCAGGCGATGCAATTCCTCGACACGGGCCGTTATGGCCGCATGGGCTGCGGACTGGATCACGGCCTCGTCATAGCCCGGATACAGGGTCAGGACCGCTTGCAGGCTGTAACGCTCAACCGTCGCGGAAAAGCTTTCCACATAGTCTGTCAGGGGCCGGACGAATTTGCCATTCAGATGCAGATCGACAAGCCCGGCCAGCCCGGCATGGTCATAAGAGACTTTCAGACTGGCATTATCGGCAATCCCGCCGGGCAGGCGATAGAGCCGCTGGTCTGTGCCATCCAGCCCGTAATCCGTACCTTCTGCATATGTGGTCTGGCCGTTTTCGGAGTTCACGACAAGGTTCTCGATCTTCCGCCCGTGCAGAATGGCAGAACCGTTTTCCAGGGTAACAGTCGCATCCGAAACAGCCTCCTGAAGAGAACAGCTTCCGTCGCCTTCCCAGCCAAGAACAGCCACCTGCACCCAGCCCGGTTCGGGGCTGTGAACGCGAATATCCTTGACCTGAGCGGCCAGCCCGTCCGGGTCAAAGCGATGGGTGACAATCACGACACCGGGCTCTGGGCTTTCGACCTCGACCGAGGACGGCTTTTCTCCGGCAGACAGGCCATTGAAGACATAAGCCCCTTTGGCCCCGGCAGTGGAAAAACCTTCGGGGGCCAGCTGCACTCGGCGACGAAAAGCCGCGTTGCTTTCCCTCACAGCCTGGACCGGCGGGAAGGCGTCCGGATCACCTTCCGACAATA